ATTTACTGTTGCTTCTAATGCACCTGACACACTTTACTATTGGTGTCATTCACATACAGGACAAGGTAATAGTCTTCAAGTTAATCAAGGTCCTTGGGTTCAACTATTAGATAAATCTTCATCTATAGGAGAACTTAGAGATGTAAATCTTTCAACTGCACCTACCAATGGTCAGTCTTTAGTGTGGGATAATACTAATGGTTATTGGAAAGCTGATACTGTATCAGGTGGAGGTGGTAGTAGTCTTTCAATACAAGATGAAGGATCTGCTCTCTCTACTGCTGCTACAACATTAAATTTTGTAGGTGCTGGTGTTACTGCTTCTGGAACTGGTGCAGTTAAAACAATAACAATTGCAGGTTATAATGATGGTGCTGTAGATGCTCGTTTGAACACTGCTACTGCTACATCTGGTCAAATTCTTAGTTGGACTGGTACTGATTATGACTGGGTTGCTGACCAAACAGGAGGAGGTGGTGGAGGAAGCGGTCTTCAATCAAGACAAACATTTAACGCAGCAACTAGTGCTATTGCAGATGGTGCTGTTGGTAATATTACTATTACTGCATATAAAACATATTCATTACTAAAAATTCAAACCTCAGCTGCAGCATGGGTGACACTCTATACTGATCAAGCATCTAGGACTGCTGATGCTGGTAGAAGTGAAGCAACAGATCCACTACCAGGATCAGGTGTTATCGCTGAAGTAATTACAACAGCAGCACAAACACAAATTATTACACCAGCAACAATAGGATGGAACAATGAGTCTACTCCTGTTGCTTCTGTATATGCAAAAGTAGTTAATAAAAGCGGTGGTACTACTGCCATAACAGTAACCATAACAGTTGTACAATTAGAGGGTTAATATGTCAGAGAAAGTCTATATTGTAACTCTAAAAAAATATGAAGATTTGGATGGGTTCTATAGTGACATGTCTTCTGATGGATATAAACTTCATATGAAGCGTCCTATCAGTAGGAACACACAGTATTATATGACTGCTGAACAGGCAGAAGAAATAAAAAAAGATTCAAGAGTTCTTGATGTTGAATTAAATCTTGAAGATGCAGGTCTAGTTCCTACACCATTTGCATTACAAAACAACACACCTTACAGTGCAACTGGTGTGTATCGTAAAAATAATTCTGCAGCTGCTTATACTGCAACAGATCTTGATTGGGGTAAGATACATGGTGCAGGTAATGATGCTGATAGAGGAAAAGGTACGTTTGGAAATGATGGAACAACATTCAAGACTGCAACTGCTAATGTCTTTAATGATGGTAAGCATGTTGATGTAGTTATATGTGATAACCAAGTATCAACTGATTGTTCTGAATGGTTGTCCCCAAACACCTCCACACCAACAACATATAATATAACAACAACTAATGCGGGTTTTTCATATGTTTTAAATGGAACAGATAGAAATGGTAGTGTTTCTGGAACTCATCCAACTGTTACATGTTATGTTGGAGACACACTTAATTTTAATTTACAAAATGTCGCAGGTAATCACCCATTTGAGATCAGAGTATCAAGTGGAGGTGCAGTTGTAAGCACACCAGCAGCAACAGGACAAGGTTCAACTGGTACTGCAACGGTATCATGGACACCAAATACAGCAGGATCATTTGTATATCAGTGTACTCTTCATCCTGGTATGATAGGAACCATCACTGTTCAAAACGCAGTCGGTGGTAGTAGATTTAAAGATTATGATTGGTACACAGAATTAAATAGTATTGTTGGTACTATTGATGATGATGGTCAGAGTATACCTAGTGCTCCTTATAATAATTACTTTGGTAACGCTACTAATCAAACATATCATGGCACTCATGTAGCAGGTACTGCCTGTGGTAAAACTTATGGATGGGCTAGGGAAGCAAACATTTATAGTATGCAAGTATTAGGTAATGCAGCTGGTCAAGGATCACCTGTACCTACGTTGTTGATGTTTGATTATCTCAGAGCATTTCATAGATACAAAGCAGTTAATCCTGTTACTGGTAGAAGAAATCCTACAGTAACAAATCACAGTTGGGGTTTAATATCTAATTTAGAAAGTTGGAATATTAATAATATAACTGAAATTCGTTGGCGTGGAGCGAGTTATACTCAAAGTGGTAATCCTAATCCAAGTGGGTGGACATTAAATGGAATAAACGCAGACTTTGGTTTGGATCCAGGAAAAAATCCTCTACCTGGATACAGTTCTTCTTTAAATGCAGATGTAGAAGATGCTATTGCAGATGGAGTAGTTGTTATTGGTGCAGCTGGTAACTCTAATTGTTATATGGTTCCACAAAACAACCCAGATGGAAGTCAACATCAAGATTGGGATAATTATGTATGGTTTACCAATCAAAGTCCTAGTTTTAGGTATTTTTGTAGAGGATCAAGTCCTAACTCTGCTCAAGGAGTAATAACTGTAGGGTGGTTGGATTCTGATAAGAATTTTAAAAGAGATAGTTCATCAAATTTCGGTCCTAACATAGATGTATGGGCACCAGGTAGTCATATTGTTTCTACGTGGGGTAAACCAGGAGTCATTACAGATTCAGATGGTAATGTACTTAATATTGGTAATACTGATACAAAATATACTGGAGATAATTATTTCTACACTATAAGTGGAACCAGTATGGCATCACCACAGGTGTGTGGTACTGCTGCATGTTTAGCAACTAATAAAGAAAGGTTTACTAATTCGGATGTTCTAGGTTACATACAAAAACATAGCAAAGTAGGTGACATGACATATGATGTGGGTCCTACTTATGGTCAGTCATATTACACTTTAAATGTTACTGCTTTTACTAATGGTGAATATACTATAACTGGAACAGATAAGAATGGTTCTGTCTCTGGTGGAAATCCAACCATTACTTGTACAGCAGGTGATCAATTAACATTTATTCCACCTCCACCAGGTAGTGTTTTTTGTGCAATATCAGCTGCAAGTACTACAAATGGATATACTATCTCATGGAATGATAGAACAAATTGGCATACTGGTAATGGTCAAGGTCAAAACGGTCCTACAGCTAATTCACCTACTATCAACATGGAGGTTGGAGATTCAATTGATTTTCAAGCCTCTGGATTTAATATGAATAGTCATCCACTTTATATAAAGACTTCACCATCTATAGGAAGTGCAGATCAAGTTACTACAGGAACAGCATATGGTCAAGGAACAACTTTTAGCATTGGATGGGATACTTCTACAGGAGCTACTGTAACGCCAGGTACCTATTACTATGTTTGTGGTGCTCATTCTGGTATGGATGGACAAATTGTAGTACATGCTGCTGGTACATATTATAATCATCCACTCTATATTAAGACAGCTCTAAGCATTGGCACAGGAAACCAAGCATCAGGTGTGACAAATAATGGTACTAACCATAATAAATTAACAGGTAATCTTGTTTGGATACCTACTGTTGCGGGTACATATTACTATCAGTGTTCACTACACAGTAGTATGAATGGACAGATAGTGGTTCAAGCTCCAACTGGTGTACTAGGACAGAATGGAAACTTTGCTGATCCTACATGTCAGAAAGATAGTCCTAATGCATATATTCTTTGTGAAAATCCACGTTCTACAAGTGGAAACTTACAGAATGTATTAGGAGAAAGAGTGACATCTCTTAAAACTAATGAATCTAGACAAGTATTTCCAAGAACAAAAACTATATACGAACAAACGTAGTATAAATACTACAGCAAATAAAATATCATGGCAGAAGTAAAGGAAAAACCTAAAGGTCCTTTAGGTAAACTTAAAGAAGCAGTTGATGATAAAGAAGAGCAACTGATGTACCTAGCGACACTTATAAGAGTGATCGTTCTTGTGTGGTCCGCAGGAATTTTAACTTTGAACTACGTTAAAATACCAGGTTATGACGCAGGAGAAAAAATTGATCCGACCTTTATAGCTTCGGTCTTCACAGGAACTTTAGCTACTTTTGGCGTTCAAACGGGAGGTAAGAAGAAGAAAAGTGATAGTGATCCTGGCAGTGCTAACATATCTAAAAAGGATATGGAGTTCCTTATTGCTAAAGCATCTGAAACTGCACCCGCACAAACTATCAGGATTGAATCAGCTCCTGTAAAAATTATTCCAAATGACAAATAAATATCATGCAAAAAATTATTAATGTACTTGCTATTTCGTCTTTCGTTATATCTCTTTCCGTTGTTGGCGGTGGTGTGTATCTTTATACTCAAAAGGATGCCATCATAGAT